GGTATATGTAACTCCAGATGTAGACAAAGTAAAGGTAGCTGCTAACTATGGAACTGACAATTTTTTTAATGAATCGATTTTGAGATTTAACAAGCGTTATCGGCCAGCAGGCACAAAAAAGCCCGCGCGGGGCGGGCTGAATATGTTGGGGCGACAAATTAAGAGACTATTGACCACACAATAGGTAGCTACTAATGAATCATTGAAGCAGCATTTAACATTTTTTCATAGTAAAGCTGCATGTCATCTTTACTAAAGGCATTGATAAGATGATTTGTGTGTTTTTCAAGCAAGTTCAGTTGCTGTTTAGCACTCTTCTCCTGAGCAGTTGTTTCCGCAGCATATATAACGAATGAATCGATATTTGAAGAATATATTTCTTCAGCTTTAGCTATTGTTAGTGCACTAACAGCTGCTTCACCCATTTGCTTTTTTATATTTTCCGACCTGAAATCAATAGTTTCTGTAAGGTGATACTTACCATTTTTAAGCAAAAAGTCTGCTACTAACCCTTCTTCATCACTTATCGGATAATTGGCAACAATTTTATGCTGATAAAGATCCTCAGAATATTTACTAAATATGCCCTGCTTAACGAATGTTTCTTTAATATCGAAGAAAACTCTTCTTTTAGATTTTTTATGTTGTTGTCTGTGGGGATTAACTAAGCGATTCATTAGCTCGCTAATTTTAATCTCATAGCTTTCGTCACTTTTTACAGTGAACATCCCAAATGAAGAAAGGGAAAGTGAACCTTTGAAAAGGTGGGGTAGCATATATACATCATTGATTTTTGATGATAGATCAAAAAGTGAGAGGCTAAGCTCGTCTAAATACTCTTGATTTAAACCTTTGTCTATAGCTTTCAGTTTGGTAACTGAATTAAGCATCCTGACATCAATTATATCATCCAAATAGACGATCAACCCAACGTTAATCGTTTCGCCTTTTTCAAGATTTGGCGTGACTCTGATTAAGCTGTATTTGAACGTATTCAAGATGTTATCTCCATCCTTATAGCATCTAATCTAGTATTTCGCTCTTCGCTAGCCCACCACTTTAATAAGTATTCCTTATGCATTGGGGGCATCCAAGCATCTGGCATCGAACTAAGTATATCAGAGATGACTTCTATGCCAATCTTTTCTATTTTGTCAATAATATTTAAAGCTGATTGTCTCAGTTCCGGGGTGTCACCAATAAACTGTTTTGCAATATTCCAAGCCAAAACTGTTTTGGAATCGCTTGGTAAAGATTCAGCCGAACTCCGAGGCCACCCAATAACAAATGAGCTTAGGCTGAAGTCAAAAGTCTTAACAACAATCTGTCCTCGACTGTTTTGCATGTACAAGTAATTATTTATATGACGGTCAATGTTGTGCACGAACTGATCAAATGCATAAATGGACCATAACTGCTTTTTAAGTGAATCACTGGCATCTGATAGTAAAGCAATCCAGTTAGGAACATTAAGACCTTCTTTCCAAGCTGAAAATTCAATTCTTGAACCAAATACATACTCGGAATCAGAGATACACCTCAGCACTTTGCAAACAGGAGTGGCAATTCCACACTTCTCAGCTAAATTAGTGCAAAACCACTCTGAAGCTGGTACTTGTGTAGGATTTTGAACCGGAAAAGGCGGTGCAGCCCTCATACTTTTAACCGCATACTCCATTTCATCGCTGGCAATAGCAAAACCTGAAAGATGTACTGTTCCTAAGTTAGAGGGTGTGTATTCGTTGAACTCAAGCTCAAATAAATTTCCTTGCTCAGGCGCAGCTTCGCTATCTGGGTCTTTTTTTTCTGCCATATTTTGTTTTCCTAAAAATAAAGACATGTAAACCTCTAATGTTTAAGCAAATAGCCTGAGCTACTGTTCTCTAGTCAACGTCTCTTCATGCCACTACTCGCCAGCAATACGCTGCTTAATCTCACGCTTATGTTTGTGGTAATCCTCTCCACATTCAGCAGAGCAGAACGCTGTATCGGCAACCACTGGCTCATCTTCGCACCAGATGCACTTGCCATCTCTGCTCATTAATCGGGGAGCGCGTGCTGACATAGAAGCGGACAAATGTGCTTCTTCGCGTGCTTGTGCTAAATCTGCATCATCCATAATTCACCTGTTTACTTTCTAACTGAACGTCTCTTCCGGCCACTGGGCTTTAACTGTGAAATTTGTAGGCTCTTGACTGGCTAACTAAGACTTTCGCGATGATACGTATCATGCTGATCTTCTCTTTATCCATATGCCAAGTTTCATATTTTTTATTGTCGGAAATGATGGCTAGCCGGTCAAACTGCAGCTGAAGTCGTTTGATGTAGAGTTTATCTTCAATGGTAAAAATGTAGATGCCGTCACCATCAAAAAAATCCACTCCCACATCAACAAAGATCTGATCACGTGGCTCGAAAGTACCTGACATTGAGTCGCCATTAACAGCAATCATTTTGATGCTTTCGGCTGGGCGCCCATGAAAAATGAGTTGTGCCTCCTCATTAGAATATTCGATAGATTTAATTGTCTCTACGAACTCATCCCTGACCATGACACCACTTCCTGCACTGGCCTGGATATCAAAAACATCAACGCGAAAATAACTATCTTTCTTTTTCAATGAGTCACGCACAATCCCATCCTCAGTAGTATCTCCCACAAGGAAAGATACTGTCGTTCCGAGATATTCTGCAAGCTCATACATTTTTCCACGACGAGGCATGGACTCAGAATTGAACCATTTGCTCACGGCCTTTGGAGTCACCCCCATAGCCTTAGCGATCCTTATCTGTTGCCCATGACTTGCTAATCCCGCCATTTCACAAGCCAGTGCCAGCCTGAGGGAGAAGTTTTTACGCACTTTTTCTTCTTGAACCATAAGTTCAATAGTATCTGCACTTGATTGTACTTTCAGTTCCTGCATATAATGTACTTTGAGTTCATTAATGGAGTATTCATTATGCAAACACCTGCTCTTGGAGACGTTATCAAGTTAGTAAAAGTCTCGGTGGTTGCTAACGCTTGCGGTCGCACGCCGAAGGCCATTTACAAATGGATTGAACGCGGAACTCTTCCCCGAACTGATTTCACTGGGGAAACGAATTACGCAGAACTGATCGCAAAAGCATCCGAAGGCCGGTTCACTGCCACACAGATCTTAGAAATCAGCAAAAAACAATCGTTAGCAGCATAAGCACCACCGCTCTTTATACAACTTAACCAGGGATGCTTCGTCCCTACCAAATAATGTGGCACCCCACGGTGCACACACGTAACTAACTATTCATTAAGGACAAGTATTCATTATGGAGCACGCAAACAAACGCAATGAGGCGCTACGCATTGAGAGCGCATTACTCAACAAAATCTCATTGCTGGGTACAGAGCGCACCGCTAAGGCCGTTGGCGTCGATAAGGCGCAGATAAGCCGGTGGAAACGCGACTGGGTGCCGAAGATATCGATGTTGTTGGCTGTTCTGGAATACGGAGTGGTCGATGAGGATATGGCGCATTTAGCGCGGCAGGTTGCATCAATTCTGACAAAGAAAAAGCCCTCAACTGCGGTAACAGTCGAAGGCTCTCAAGTAACTATGAATTTTTAACTGGATCAATTCACAGGGGTAATTATGGCAAAACGACACGTAATAAGCCAGGACGAATTGCATAAGAGCATTGTCCGCTCCCGATACCTTAGAACCTGCAATCCGGCTGTATTTGAAAAGCTGAAGGCACTGGTTCAGGAGTATAAGGATAGGGAGAAGGGCAAATGAGCAATGTAGCCTACGCAGAATTCGGAGGTGATCAGCCTTCAAGGAGTTCACGGATGGAAAACCAAAAGCAGGGGCATTTTGCACTGTTCAGGAGCGTTCTATCTAAGGATTGGGCAAGGGATACTGCAAAGCTGTCCCTTTGGGTTAGGCTAATCGGAGAGGCCTCCTACAGGCCGCGAAAGGTGGAATTTGACGGCGTTCAGTGGGAGTTATCATCCGGTCAGCTTGTAACGCAGATAAATATCCTCGCCAGAAAACTCCGGGATTCAAAAGGAGGAGAAAAGACCGCCAAGCAGGTCAGAGATATGCTTGATTTTTTCGTGGCTGAAAAGATGATTGCCTACTCTGGAAGCCGCCACGGTACTGTAATTTCCATCATAAATTACACCGATTATCAGGGTGATTTTGAGGTAACAAAGAAAGTAACGAACGAGGTAACAAACAAAACCAGAACTGGCGCGGCCTCAGATGGTGCGGAGGTAACAAACCTCGTAACAATGAAGGTTGAACAGAACAAGAAGTTACTAGAACAAGAATTAAATAATACCCCTAAATCCCCAAGCGGGGATTCGTCGATTCAGGAAGAATCAAAACCCAAACGGCAGGCATCCAATAAATTCACATTCGATCGTGAACGATTCAAAGAGACGTGGAACTGCAAAGCTCTCAAGCATGGATTGCCTCGCATTGCCAGTATCAGCACGACAACTGAAAAGGGCGTCAAGCGCCTGTATGAATCTCACCTCAAGCACTGCAAAGAAACTCAGCGCCACCCACGCGACATAGACACGTTCATCAACGGCTATATCGAATTTGGATACATGCCGACGCCTTATGCCATGGGTGACAATCCTGCCGGGAGAAAATACGGGATAGATACCGCTTTGACTCAGCGCATCATCGACCAAGTTATCAGCCAGGAGCCATGAGATGGACAGCTACGAATTTGAAGAGCAACTGGTGGGCGCGATGATGGTGAAGGGCGATCACATCGACTGCCGTGAAATATCCGGGAAATTGCCAGCTGATGCTTTCGAGAATTTCCACCTTCGCAACATGTATCAGGTGATTTGCGTCCTGCTGGACAAGGCCGAGCCAATCGACATGTTCACAGTTCAGGCGGGAGTCAGTGACCAGTCACGTGATGTTGTCCTGACCGTCTCCTCCCGCTGCCGCAGCGCGGCGAATATCAAGGCGTGGGCTAAGCGAGTTCGTCAGTGCTGGATGCTACGCAAGGGCGAGCAGGAGCTGATTCGTGCCGCTGCAATGCTCAGGTCAGCCGGAACACACGATATCAACGAGCGCATTGCTGAGGTGTCCGGCATCGTCTCAAAGCTACAGTTCGAAACCAACGATCGCTTGCCGCGACGAATAGGCGACATGCTGCCCGACTACATGGACGTTCTTGAAAAACGCATGGCCGGCTCTGATTCTGGCCTGTACCTGAAAACAGGCATCGACGCGATGGATGATGAGTATGGCGGCTTCGACCGTACAGACCTAATCGTTATCGCTGGCAGGCCAGGCATGGGCAAGACGGAACTGGCAATCAACATTGGAAATTCAATCGGCCGACAGAAAGGTCGAGGACTGATGATATCAATGGAAATGTCAGATATGCAGGTTGTGGAGCGCCACGTTGCCGACAGAGCTGGGTTATCGATCGGCACGTTACGAAACCCTCTGGACATGATTCAGGAGCAGCACACAAGGCTTACCGGCGCAACCGGAACACTGTTGGATGAACAGAACTACGTTCTTGATGAAACATTGAGCGTTGACGAGATTATCGCACACGCTGACCGGTTGAACATGGACGGCGGGTTGAGCTTCGTCAGTATTGACTATCTCGGCTTGATGAAAAAACCAAAGGCAGACCGTCACGACCTCGCCATTGCAGAAATCACCCGAAAGCTCAAGCAGTTCAGCCTGCGCAGCAAAGTACCGGTGATTCTACTGTCACAGCTTAACCGTGGTGTAGAGACCCGCGTAGAGAAGCGGCCGACAATGGCAGACCTGAAGGACTCAGGAGCAATAGAGCAAGATGCTGATGTGATTATCTTCCCTTATCGCGACGAGGTTTATAACGAGAAAACCGATATGAAAGGCATTGCTGAAATCATTGTCGGAAAGTATCGATCCGGACAGCCTAAGACGTTTTACATGGGATGGAAAAACGGTCACTTCACCAACATCGAACAGGCAGAAGCCGCACGGCGCTATGCAGATAACCAGAGAGAATCGACCAGCAGCAATGACTGGAGGGGATAAAAGAATGGGCTACCGCAAGCAGGTGAAATCATGACTGACAAACGATTGCCACGCGACGTTATCCAATCGCTTCTGATGGACCCGGCATTCAGCCTCTGCCTGGACGAGTGCCTGGGTGAGCCGGATTTAA